ATGTTAAGTGACTCAAAAATTAGAAGTGCAAAACCGAAAGAAAAGCTTTATAGGCTTGGTGATTCCGATGGTTTGTGTGTTGAAATAAAACCTAATGGCAAGAAGTATTGGCGCTATCGTTTTCAATGGCTCAAAAAAACACAAATGATGAGCTTAGGTGAATACCCTATTGTGGGATTAGCTGAAGCCCGTACTAAAAGAGATGAAGCTAAATCTTTAGTTGCAAGCGGTATAAATCCAGTTGAAGAAAAAGAAAACCAAAAAAAGGCTAAATCTGATGAGTATGACAATAGGGTTCTCTTTAAACATGTTGCTGCAGAATATAAAGCAGAAAAATTAAATAATCGTTCAGAAAGGTATCAAGAAGCTTTTCAACGCGCCTTAGATAAAGATATTTTAAAAGTTATTGGTGATAAGGATATTAAAGAAGTCACCTCAGCAGACGTTTTGACTATCATGAAAAAGACGATTGCACGAGTTAAGCGTCAAAAAAACCATGGTACTGGCGAAGTGTCAGCAATTCAAAATCGTACTTTTATTGGCGGCGTAATGCGTTATGCAATCGCCACACTTAGAGCCGACTATGATCCAACCTATGCCGTTAAAAACGTTGTAGAACGTCCCGAAATAGAACATGCCAGACCCATGGAAAAATATGAGGCTGTGCAACTTAGAAATAAATTAAATAGCTATGGTGGATCTACTACAGTTAAAAATGCTGGCCTTGTAATGCTCTACTCTATGCTCAGGACTATCGAGATCCGCCGCATGAAATGGGAATATGTTGATTTTGAAGCTAGAACAATTACATTCCCAAAAGAGATGATGAAAAAGAAACGTATTCATATCGTTCCTATGTCTGACCAAGTTTTTAATATTCTTCAAGAACAGCGCAACATTGTAGGTAATCGTGAATATGTTTTTCCAGCCATCTATCAAGATGGGATGCTCTCCGCTACTACAATGAATAAAATGCTCGATTACATTGGCTTGTCTGATGTCACTGCTCATGACTTTCGTGCCACTGCATCAACCTTGTTAAATGAAAAGGATTACGATGACAAATGGATTGAAAAACAATTAGCGCATGCAGATGGTAATAAAACTAGGGCCACATATAACCATGCCAAATATTTAGAAAGCAGGCGAAAAATGCTACAGGACTGGGCTAATATTGTGGATAGCTGGGCGGTTTAACCGCCTTGCTTCTTCTGAAAATGCCACCAGACTTTTTTATAATAAACTTCGTCACGCAAGAAATTAATTTTTAATTCGTTGCCATTGAGGTCATAAATTTTAGTGACCTCTCCTTTCTTATCTAGATCTGCTAATAGATCTGCAACGCGAGAATATGCATGATAATGAATTTTGATTAACTGTGAAGACATAACAATAATTCAAAGTAATTTTAATAATGATACATCAATCCATCGTTCAAGTAAGTTAAGTGTATTGCGCAAATTTATGCTCATATTTGCTTAATATTGATATTTTTGCGCAAAATTATTCTCAGAAGAAAAAGGCTATTTTAATTACTCTTCTATTTTTTGATACAAAATGCCAATCAAACATAAATGTTATTTTTTCTCTAGTTACTATTTTTCAATAACTTAAATTAATATCGAGAAGTTGGCCAAATACTGCAGCTGCTTTGGCCAACCTTAGGTAGTTGGTACAAAATGTCAATTAACAACACACTGTACGCAAATGCTGACTCTAATATTATTTTTGATCGTATGAGCTGTGCATCCTGAGAACAGGATACACAGTACTGTAATTAATGAAGCAAATTTAGTCCGCTTGCAATGGAAAATTTTCATACTAGTTGATCCGGTTAGCGATCCAACCATAGAAAAACTGTTCCTGCTTTGGATTACGCTCACAGATTTCAATGTAGCGTTGTCCTTGCATAATATTGAGAACTCGCACCAGAACTTTCTCGCCTTCTTTCCCGCGTTTGGCCAGATAGGTTTTTAGAGCTCTAAGAGTTTCAGATCCATAAACACCATCAACCTCTAAATCTGCATATCCAGCTTTACCTTGGTTGTTTAGTAAGTTCAAAGCTCGTTGTAAAAGAGGTTTTGCAAAGCCGGTACCGCAATTCACACCAGTGTCTAGAAGCTCTTCGGCCACTGCTGAGCTGATTGTATTTACTTGGTCAAATCGCGGAGCTGTCCAATAGTTTTTGCGGTAAATTGCTTTGGCCACATCCAGAGGTAAATCTCGCATATTACCCTTGAATCCATTTGCTCGAGCAACTGCTTCAGTAATTCCATACTTAGTTGCACCACCACGGTCTGCTGGGTTATTTACGTACCCGCCTTCTCGTTTGATCAACTCATCAAGATATTGTTCGATGTTCATTTCACTTTCCTTTAGACGTAAAAAAGCCACCCGAAGGTGGCGCAGTTTTTTCAAGTTGGTTCATGCTTTTATAGAAGCAATAATTACATCCAACTTCCACATTAAGATTGGCACGGAAAACAAAAGAATAAATGCAACTATTGTTTGCCATAAGCCATACTTTTCAATAGACACTTTTATAAGCTCCACTATTGGTTTAAAATGCTCCATATAGATTTACTTTCCTCTTACTTTCGTCGGTGGGTGGAATGAAAAACCCCGGTAGTTAGCGCTACTGGGGTTTTGTTTTGGGTATTAAAAAACCCACTCGATGAGTGGGTTTTGTTAAGTTGATTTTATTAGTGACGAATCAGACTACCTGAAATTTCAAGTACTCCCATCAATCGACTTGACTCCATCAGTGGGTGAAACCAACGGTCGCCATAATGTTGATTACCTGTTGTGTAGCTTATGGTTTTTAAATCATCACTAATGATTTCTCTATTAAGAGGTCCTCTTAAATCCATTGTTCGAGTGAGTTTTAGAACTGCAATATTGGTTTTAAACGCATATTCAGCTAAGTAGTGACCTTGTTCATTACTAAGCATGTGTATTGCACGATAGATTTTGCTTGTCACAAAGTTTTGGGAAATAATTGCATCTACCAGATCCTTAACCAAACCCAATGTTTCATTATCAAATAAAGAACCTTGAGCCTTCTTCTCTGCACTACTGTACATCGCAATCAGATGATGAACATATTCCACTGCAACAGGAATCATGTCATATGGGATTTCATCAATATGCTGAACATTGAAACGCTGATGAACTAATTTATAAGCATCGCTGTAATTCAAATGCTTAGTTTTAGCTACAAGAAGATTTACAGCATTGGTTAGGGGTTCACGTTCGGATTTGTGGGTTTTGGCAACTGGTGTGCCAACTTCTTTATCTAAAACATCAAGTACCCACTTGCGGAATTGCTTCGCTACAGCAGTGCGGGCAAACATTGCTATTAAGTGGCAACCGCGTAGTGAGAAAACTCGAACTTTCTTTTTTAAATTTCGTGTTTGTTTCGAGGTCACTGAATCAGTGACCTCGATATTCCCTGATGTCAAGGATTCGATGACTTGAGTCATTGAATCCGTGAATTCATCTTTATTCGAGTTATAAAGATTACTTACAGATTTAACACTTTTATAATCTAACGCCTGCGCCAACTCACCCGCCGTTAGGTAAATTTGGCCATTATCTCGAACAACCGGGTTAAATTTCACTTCGTTAAAGCTTAATGCTAAACTAGACATGTCAATTTTTCCTTCTTAGAAAGTTGATAGAAGCCCCTTAGCCGTCCAAAGTTCAGGGGCTTTTTGACATTAAAAATAATGTCATTGACAGTAAGATACTACACCATTAGAATTAGTGTCAAATATTTTTGAGACATTATCATGAGTAGAGAGAAGCAAGATGATTGGAAACGCACACAAGTGCGAATGCCCCAAGATCAATATGATGATGTTGTGAATTATGCAGAACAAAACAACTTATCACTAAATTCTGCAATGCTTGAGCTCATTGACAAGGGACTAACTCAAGAGCAACAAGGTGTTGGAATGGGGCTTCCTCCATACTCCGAATATTTAAAGTCTATTGAAAAAACGGTATCAATTACTGATGACAGCATCGAAAAAATCGCCGAGAAGATTGTTAACCGCCTTAAAAAAGCACCCTAGGGTGCTTTTTTAATTACGATAGCAACCAAATCAACCCGATCAACAATGCTACACCCACCATTAATCCTATTATCCATTCAGATGCTGGATAGCCAAGAATCAAATTATTATCTTTTTTCGAATCAATAACTTTAGTTGGGTACTTGGGTTCAGGGTGGCTTGGTTTGACTGTTTTAACTGACTTATTGCTCAGCGGTGGTGGAATACCTATATGCTCTTTACTGCGAGCAATAGATCTTTGATTCAAAAAGTTATCATTTACCTTTTTAATTTCCTGTTCGCTTAAATTTCCCTCTTTTGAAGCTACTTCATCATCATCGGGAGACAGAGGGAAGTAGATTTCAACTAAATCTCGAACAGAAATATAGTCACTATTAGGTAGAGCCTTAAGTAATGATAAAAATCTTTTAAACGGCTGTTTTTTATAGGCCCTATTGTAATAAGCCTCTAATTTTTTCTCTAATGTAATAATTGGTCGATTTGCTGTATAAGCCACCTTATAAGTGTAAGATATATTGCTTAAAGCATTCTTATGCTTGCCCTCTAGTCTTAAGACATTTGCCATATCTTCATGTGGTGAGGAGTCTAGAACCAGTGTTTCTGTTTTAGAAAAACCCATCTTACTAGCATGCTTTAAATAGGAATTTTTTTGATCGTTTAAATGTTTCCACGCATCGTCAAAACGCCTTTCTTTAATAGCAATCTGTGCGAGTTTCTTGCTATTAGCGGCTTGCCCCAGATAGTCATCCAATATCATATCTATTCAGCCAATTAAATATACTATGTGATTTAAATAAGTTAGTTTTATCAAATAACTACTACTATTTAAAAAGGCAGCCTAGGGCGCCATGTGATTTGTTTACTTGCAGACTTTTGACCAGACTTCGTTAAAGGTCGTTTGATCTACTTGAGAAGTTTCATTTTCAATTATTGTAAGATCAGGTGTTCCAATAAAACGAACAAAACCTGTATATGCTCCAAAGCTATTTTTTGAATTTACTTCACCACACATACCATTCATATTTCTAAATTCAGCAGAACTAGGGTCCTTTAATAAGGCCTTCACCGACTCTTGAGCCTTCATTTCTTTGAATGCATTAAGTTCTTGTGCGGTTGGTTCTTTCTTACCACACCCCACCAACCCAAGACCAATTAAAACCGCAGCTAATAATTTTTTCATGAATTCACCGTTTGTTATAAAGTGTACTAACTTTAACAAACTGGTTACTAAATGTCACATAAAGGAAAACCACCCGAAGGTGGTCGTTTCATAATATTGGTCGTCAATAGGTTTTCGTAGTAGTCAGCGGCTTGCAGTGTCAACAGGTAATTTCTCTCTTATACGTGTACTTCTAAACAAGACCGCCCGAAGGCGGCATTAACTGTTTTCAATGTCTTTTCTGGCATTCTTAAACTCTTTGATCACTTCAACGATCGTTTTACCTTCCTGTTTATCTATAAAATTAAAAATCCAACGGACTAAAGCCCAACCGGGTAAACCACAAACAAAGAAGAACCCACCTAGAGCAATCATCCCCCATACATCAGTAACCCATTCATGAAGTCCCCACTTCACAATAATGAATGAGCCGCCAGCCAAACTTGATACAACCGTACAGATCAAACCAACTGCCCACTCTTGTGGTGAGCGTGGCATACGAGTCATTAATACAACTGCTGCAACCAAACCGACTGCTAAAGTCACCATGATTGCAATCCCATATAATTTTAAAAGTGCTGTAAAACCGCTAGTGGAAACTGGTTCCATTGATATCTCCAGATATTTTTAGACAATAAAAAAGCACCCGAATTGGGTGCTCAAAGTTCTTTTAAGGTTTAAAGGGTTTGTAAGATTTTCCCCCCATTAATCAATTGAGTTGTAAGCGGTGCCACCCCAACAATTGCAGGTCCACCCGGCCCCGGCTGGCCTTCAGTTGTGCCATGGTATTTCCAGTTCCATGTTCCATCATTAGTAGACTTGGTACCACGTTCGCCCCAGTTTCCGCCATCACCTGATAATGGGGATCCATAACGGTCATTTTGGGTTCGGTAGCCTTTTCCGGGTACCGAAGCTTCGGCATCAGTAATTTTTAAGACATTGAAGTAACTTCCAAAATACCAGCGCCAATCTTGTGAGTCGCTTGAAATTGGCTGGCCTGTCATGACCCGTCCAAATGGTGCACCAGCTCCACCCGGAATACCTTGAACACCATAAGACAACCCAGTGTAAATACCGCTTGGTGTTGCTCCACCACCAGATCCACCTCGAGCTAGAGTGCCGCCATCAATAATCAGGTTTAGTTTACTGTGCCGGTTTAATAGACCGGGTGCTCCCTGAAACCCATCACGCCGGGTTTTGGTAAAATTGAAGTCTGAATCTTTTTCCCAATCTCCGTAAGCTAGATGTGGCAACCCGCCATCACCACCACGCCCAACAACAGCACCTTTAATAGTCAGATTTACCACCAGATCAGGTGGGAACTCACCAGTATCAATGGCGGGTAGTTCAGTCGCTGCAGGGGCAATAAATTCCTGTTTCGGCGGACTGGAGTTGTAGTCGAATTTATAGACAAATCTGGTTTCCGGTCGATAAGAACTCGAACTAGAAACTAGTGCACCAGATTCAACTACAAAACTGATTTCGCCAGTCGTTGGCAAATCCCCTCTTTGCATCTGATATAAACGCGCCAGATTAATATCCAGCTGGTCATATCGAATGTAAATTGGAGAATCATCAACCGGCACGTCAATAAAGTCTTTATCGTTGAGGTAATAGCGCTCATCGTAATTAATTGCTGTAATAGTATTAGAGAACTGGTCAACCGGTTCTCTTTTTGCAACCAGATAAGGCAATGAACCTTTAGTATCATCATTAACTACTGTATAGATGGTATTTACAAAATCATCAGGACTTAGCTTTAAGGCCCCGTTCGGCAACCGCCCTAAAACCACCTTATTTTTGGCTGAACCCGGTGTAACAGGAATCAGGTCCACTGTGCCATCCGCCATTTGCAGATAAATCACATAGCTCTTGCCTGCAATGAAATCTACATCATGGCTTAAGGTGAGGACTAAACCTTCTTGCTGTACCACCTCACCGCTTTGATGAATACCATTGCGATAATCCGCTACAGCAATCCGGTCACGTAAAACCAGTAATTCTGATTCAGGTGCTGCATCAAAGGTAATGGATTTACGCTGGAACCGAAGCTTGTTCCAGAGCCGGTAAGCATTAAAATGAGCTTGCCATTTATTCCGTACACCAACGGATTTCACTTCTTTCGGGTTCTTTGCTCCTTTGTCTGGCAAATAGATATTGATACGACTATCGTCGGTCGGATCCGTGTATTCATAGATCAGTCCATCGTAGTCATCCATCACGCCAAAGGTAAGGTCATGCTTGTAACTATCCGGAATGATATTCCTGAAGTTAAACAGCATTACCGAGTTATCAGTTGGACGTTCAAAATAAAGCTTGAGCTTATTGTTTTGCCGATATGCGGTACAAAATACGGCATCACAAAGATTGGTAACCAGCTCTTCAAAAGACAGGTTTGTATCATCAATCGTAGTACAGAACTCAGCCGCAAGTGGTGTACCAAAATAATCAACTACATCGTTATAAGTCCGATAGATATTTTCCAGATCTATTTCGTCGATCGTACGGCGGCCTATCTTGTCATCCAGTGCCATTGAAACCAATGCATCAGCAAAGCTTGATGTTGGAAATAGCTCTGTCGTCATTGCGCCGTTTTTAAAAGTCGGTAACATCCGCTGAAGATCAAAATTGATCTTGCGGGACTTAACAGATAAAGCTCCAGTGGTTGCATAAGTGCGCGCACGAAAAACCGTTTCATGTTCATACACTGTGCTTTGTAAAGGATAAGCACCGTAAAGCGCCTGCCACTTTACTTCATCAACAACAGTGGTAACTGCCGGAGTTGGAGTTAAACGGCGTGCACGGACACTACAGCGTCCCTGAAATGTCACCATATCCAGCGTTGCACCAACGGTCTGACGTGACTTTGCCGAGCCTTTCAAAATGATCTGCTTCAGCATTGGATTACCAATCGCTGCACCAGATTCATTAACCGGTGTTACTTCAACTTCAATCGTGACATTAACAGCGCCCTGATTTCCGCCTGCAGAAACGGTATAAAGTCCATTGGTGGCCACAAAGTTACATAGCACCCGACTACGTTCAATATTGTCCAAAATGAATGGACCAATCCACTTCTCTCCAATAGATGAAAGCTTTGGAGATAAAGCACTAGTTTGCTGATTTGATAATTCCCTTAGCTTTAACCAATTTGGATTAACTGCTGCTGGATTAGATAAAGCCATCCGATCATCAGCTACCGATAAAACGCTGTAAGTGCCGTTTAAATCATAAGTCTGGCCATTAAACGTGAATGAGGCATTGGTGATTTCTACCCGGTCATTACTTACAAACTTAGTGGTTAAATCCGTATTGTTTGCAGATGCCCGCAGGATCTCATTAGGATATGCAAAAAGAAGATAGTTGGTACCTTCCAAGCTTTGTGTATCAGCTGGACGGAGAACTTGGCCATTAACAGAAGTTTGATGCTGAACCGTTAGTGGCGGCGTGGTAATTTCGGTACCAAGCGAGAAATATGGCTCACCCGAGACAATATCAACGCCTGGTCGATAGACTTCTACCGATGCACCGGCAATATCGACAATATTGGTTTCACCGTCATATGCACCGTTAATTTTATAGTGACCACGACCAATACAACCGACAACGTGTTCAACTTCAACGTTATTTTCATAAACTTTGTAAGGCACTGCGATTAGGTCGGGTGTGCTCCACCCGGCTCCATAGTTATCAGCAATCCGGCCATTTACACGAGTTTTATTTTCACGATTGGATAATTCGTTATTTGCAGATGAAGACTGGTTGTTATTTTGGTTTGTTTGTGTAATTGAAGGTACTGGCATTAATAATGCAACTGCCACCCCCACAACCAATGAGATAATAGCAGCCCATGCAGCTGCACCAAGCTCAATACCTTTAGGATTCTCAATTACGATAAAAGTACCTGGTAAGAAATCAAGCTGCTTTAACTCATATGCATTTTTCGGCGTGACTTCATTCGCAAATGAAATTTCGGCATGATCCATATTACTTGTTGTATGGAAAATACGGACATGTTCAGGCATATAATCATATTTTGAAGTAAGCCATTGTCCGATGGTTTGAGCCTGCTCAATCGTCTTTTCTTCAGACAAAGCATCTTTTTTATAAATAATCTTAATCATAGTAACTGACCCGACTAAAACCCATTGCCTTGATCACTTCTTCGGATAAAAAAGTAACTCCGCCTTCCATCAAATGTAGAACACGGCCCAAACGAAAAAGCCCCACATGTGGGGGCTTGTTTCGGTATCTCGAGTGAAAGGCGACTATGCAGCCTTCCTTGGGCATGGGCAGTGGATTTAAAAGTTTTAACCTTGATGGTAGAAATACCTTTTCTTTAATAGGCTTCATAAAAAATTCAAGTGCTTCCGCCCGGTCTATTCCATATAGATCCAATGCAGCTTCATGAGCAAAATGAACACAGTTGTAGTTTTCCTCGTCATATTGTCTATCAAGCAAATGATCATGACTTTTCATATAGCCCCCTTGAGACCAGTAAAGCGGTCTAGTGCAAAGATATCTCCAGTTTTAGCGGTATTTAATCGTGGAGATTCAGCTTTGAACGTCACAGCTTTATGGTTCATTGAAACACCGGCGAGTTGTAAGCCAAGCAGATAATGCATCGGTGTATTTAAATTATCTGAACTATAAAGCCGATAATTAACTGTTGGTTTTACATCCGGAAATTGACCTTCTATTACCCGTTCAAACTCATCCGGCAAAATATCACCAAGACCTGAAATAGAGACTGTTAAAGTCTGGTCTAGATCGCCCAGCATTCCGGATCTTTGAATTGTCATAGGCAGGTATTCATAAAGCACCTGCCCTTCACCTTCATTGTGCTGAACATACACCCCTCGGTCATCATTACGGACTACCCGGTAAGTATTCATAAAAGAAGGGTGTGATAGCTCAATACACTCCAGTTGATAGACATCAACTTTCCGATTGAAAAAGAACTTGGCATATTCGTTATCCATTAGACCTCCCAATCTTTAATTAATGCTATATCGGCATTCAGGTTAGGCTGGTTTTGAACAACTTCGAGCTGCGCGTTCACACGATATAAGTTGCCGTTGACTTCATTGGTCTTGAACGAGTTTGGAATGAAATTGCATAGATATTGCTGACGTGTTCCCTGATCAATCACCAAATCCGCATAAAATGAGGCTGGTTTGTTCTGGTAGACCCGCCAGAAAGCCATCATTTTATTGAAATCGGTTTTACTTAAGTTCCAGTTCACATCAACAATGTGGCTGTTACGTTTCACATCGATGTAATAGCGACCACGACCGCCATCCATCTGCTGACGTTTCACATCATCACCCGGTGTTACGCCATAGCCGCTGGTCTGAGGATTTAGCTTTAACTTGTACATAACTTTCCTTCAGGTAATAAAAAACCACCCCGAAAGGTGGTTTGATGAAATAAGGTTTAGATATTTAAATTAATTACAAAAACGATTTAACATTAAGAAATCGATTTAATAATAGTTTCTTTACCATCTTCAAAAATCTCTTTTACTACAAACTTGCAGTAGGCTTCATCTTGAGATGGTTCAGTCAGTAAAGCTGGATTCACAAAATCTTTGATCTGTTTTAAACGGATCAATTCATAATTTCCATTTCTTTCCAACTGATAGTCCATTTTTACATCACAACTATACATAGTAGTTGACCCAATAACAGAAGTAAGCCTGAAAGTTAACTTCTTATTTGCGGGTACTTTAAACTCAAAAAACTCTTCACCATTATTTAAACTGATTGTGGGTTTAGGCATATTTAATTTTTTGGGCTCATGCATAGAGCCATACTTTGTTAAATTATTTGAAATCTGCTTAGTTATTAGGTTTTTTGAAATTTTTTCACCCTCATTATTTTGATAAGTAATATAGAACTGCACCATGGGAATATTACTTCTATAAACCCTTAAATTTGCAGTATTTCCCGAAACATCATCCTGATACATATTTGTGGATCTTACGAGATTATTTACCGCAGGAATGGCACATCCCGTAAGGCCTAAAAGTGTTGTAGAAATTACAATTATTTTTTTCATGTCTTAACCATCAATTTTAATGCCAACAGACTCTATCACCTTGAAATTTAAATATTATGAAAATGAACCCTCCGAAAAGGGTTCAAATTATTAAGTACGATTTCTTCTCGCTGTCGTATTCTCAGTCAAAGACCGACTAATGGTTGAGTTTGGATTTGCGATTTGATCACTTACAAGCTTAGGTACCGTTCTTGGAAGCTGCTTATCCAGTTCATCTTTAACAATGATCCGGACTGTTTGCTCGTCCAGTTGTTCGGCTTCAACTGTCGCCCCACTCACCTGATTAATCACTTCAATTTTGAAATTGATTGTCGGTGAAGCTGGCTCAATTGAAGGCATCATCTCAGCTTGAGGGCGTGAAGTACTTCCTAAAGTAAAGTCCTGAACATCATCCAGATTTGAACGATCCTGAACTAAACCATTGGATGAGAAGTAGACCTTGCCATCATGGAATAAGTCTAAATTTCCAGAAGAAGCTAATTTAGGTGTGTCTCTATTACCCTTATAGATAATCTGAGTATCTTGAACCGGTTGATTAAAGATGTCAGCCTGCTTTTGGCTTTCTATAAAGGCACTAGAGCTCATCATTGCACGGCGCATGACACTATCTGCCAAGGCATTGTTATTGAGAAAAGCTTCAGGGTTTGCACTCTTACGCATTTTCTCGACTAAGCCAACACCGCCCCAGCGTTTAATATCTTCTTGGGACCAGACCACCTCTCCTTTATGGACAATACCAGCAGGCTGATATTTCCCACCTGATCCAGTGTAACCACCGTCAGCAAAGCCTTGATCTTTAATTGCCCGGATGTTTGCAATGATGCTTGCACCTTGTGCAATAGCACTTGCAATTAATGGGATATTTGCTGGAAAACCAACACTAGCCGCCTTTGCAATACTTTGCTGAATAGAAATACCTGCAGCTGCAATGGCATAAGCTTTATCAGCAGCAAACATGATCTTGTATGCTTTTGATTGCTCGCCAAACATTGAACCAAACATCGATGTGAGTGAACCCATCATTTGGCCACCAAGAGCAATTTGAGCATTCAATCGATCTTGGTGATACTTATCTTCAATATCCTGAGCATTCTGAGCATATTCGGCAGCGATCTGATTGCGTTGGTCCTGAGCAGCTTGAATGATAGCTGTTTTCCGGTTTTCGAAGTCCTGTTGCTTGATGAGTCCTGCTTCCATGTGTGCATTTAGAACATCTAAACCATTTTTTTCATCAAGATCAGTAGCAGCAAATTGACTATCTGCTAAATCATTTGCAGCATTTAAACGGCTAAATCGTTCCTGATCCTGTCTGAAAAATTCTCCGGTACCATTCATATCCGCTTGGATACCACCCCAGTTTTGAACAGCATTATTCACTTTATCGCGTGTCTCTTTATCCTGATTGGCTTTAGATAATGCGATTAGCTTTTGCCGCTCTTCTATAGAAAGCTTGGTATTCTTAAGAATTTCCTCCCGTTCGAGTCTGTAACGTTCCTGCATGGCTTGCGTTTCAGAAAGCAGAGATAAACGGGCTTGAAACAACCGCTGTTCCTGAGCTAGTTTTAATAACCCTAACTCTTGCTGTTTTTGCAATTCCAGGCCACCTAAAGCAACCTTTCTTTGATCTTCAGAGCGTTTACCCTCAGCAACTAATCGCAAAGAATTGGTTTCATATGTGTACTCAAGCTTTTGCTTCTCAGTCCACTTATAACCATTCACTTCAAAATCAAATTGCTTCTGAGCTAACTTATCTTCAGCATCATAACGCTCATTAATTTTTGGGATTAAATTTGATTGACCTAAAATGGTTGCTTTGTTGATTTCCTCCTCACGTTTTTTGCTTCTAGCAACTGTTTCTGAATCATATGTTGCTTGGAGCTGCTTAATTTCCTCAAGAGTTTTTGCACGTGCCTTATATGCTTCATCTTCGAATTTCGAAAGATCACTAATTGCTTTTGACGCTACTTCGGGGTTATCTCCTAAAATTTTATTAAGCTGATTATAGTAAGAGTCTTGTTTGGCTAAATGCTGTGAAGCTTTAGCTTTGCCAAGCTTTTTCCCATCATAGTCCCAGCCAACAAAATTTTTGGCAACGACTCTCTCTAAACTTCGATAGTCTAAATCGTCATTAAGAAGAGCTGCTTTAGATTTACTATAACTTTTATCGGTCATCGCCTCTTGCACAGCATGTTTAGCCATTGCATCTAATGCATCTTGAGTTTGCTGGATTTTACCGTTTTTATCCAAGACTCCTTGCCCTTGTAAAGACTGCATTAATTTAGTTGAGCGACTTTTTTGCCATGATAAAAATCCTGTGTTGGTATAACCATTATTGGCATCTTTGTGACTACCAAACATTGCCTCATTTCTAAAATCAGTCTCTCGTCCAACTTGAGCTGTCATTACACGAGCTTGTTTATCGCCTAAGCCTGCATTACGGAAGGATTGGTAAACCCGAAGCATATTTCTCACTCGCTCATTATTCCCCGCAAGTAGAACAGCTTGTTTGGCAGACTCTTTGGTTTGTTTTTCAACCTCTTTTGTTTGCTTTCTGGTAGACTCAGAAATGCTTTCTTGTAAGTCCTTGACTTCTTTCTGCTTCTTATACCAAGCCTCAAAAATTGCATATTCCTGACCAGTTAAACTTCTAGTCATCGGAATTTTATTGGTGGTATAAAACTCTGATGCTGCACGCGCCTTATCAAGACCCTTTTCACCACCACCAAATACAGCGGTGTTTTTTATAAGAAAATCATTTTTCAGATTATCTTTGTTGGCATTGTCTCGTAATTTATTTAACTTTTCTTGTGCAGCGACTTGGTTGTTTAATTCATTTGTTTCTCCTTGTTGAGCAGCAAGTACAGTTTGATGTTGCTTTAGATACTCATTACGCAAGTCATTCTGTTTCTTTAGCTCTGCATTAGCCTGATTCAACGCAATTTTAGACTGATCCGTTTTAGTAGCATGATCCTGTAACCCCTTGATATTTTTAGCAGGAATTTTGGCTGTACTATTGAACTTACTCACAGCATCAGTTGCTGAAATTTGATTTAAAGAATATGCCTGAATTACCTTATTCAACGATTTAACTTGTTCTTCGCTACCACCATTTAACCGAATGAATTCCACTTGTGCTCGTAATGAATCAAGCATTTGTGTTTTCATGTCAGTGAAATTTTGAGTAGCGACTTTTGTTAAGTTTGTTTGAATTGTTAATTGCTTAATTGATTCGGCCGTTACCTCAACATGTTGTCTAGAAGTAGCATTTAAGAGTTTTAGAGCAGTATTACCTTGCTCAATCTTATTTTTTGATTCTGCTACTGCACTAGAGAACTCAATGAGTTTATCAATTTGATTCTGACTAAAACGACCAGATGAAATCATCTTTTTTAAGAGATCACCTGCATCGCTTGCACCTGTAGCAATAGACTTAATGGCATTTTGATAATCTTCATAATCACTGCCAGATAATTTAAATAATTCCTTTTGGATATAAGCAAAACGTTTGATAGCTCCACTAGCATCATCAATTGCATCATTTTGCTGCTCAATCTCTTTGCGTAACCGCACACCCTCTGTTAATGCTTGCACAGTATTTAACTTTATGTACTTATCTGTTAAATCACTAACCGAGTCAGATTGTGTTGCAAGAGACTCTTTGACTTCATCCGAACTGCTGCTTAGTAAATAGAAAGATGCGGCTGTTGCTGCAATTGCTAAACCCATTGGGCTAAAAATCGCCATAAGCGCTGACTTTGCTAAAGCTAAACGGCTAGTAGCAACAGATTGCGCTGTTAAGGCTGCTGATAATCTAGATGAAGCTGCAGACTGTGCTGTTTCCGCAGCAGCAACCTCTAACGCAACTTGAGCTTGTAATCGTCCTAGCTGAGCCATTCGTGTGATGGTAGCCGTGCGACCTTGTTCAGTGATTTGGGCTTTTAAACGAACTTTTTCGAGTTCTATTTCTGCCATGATCTGAGCATGAGTAGCTTTGATGTTCGTTAGTGTCACCTGCGTACTTTGTGCTTCGGCAAGCGCAGATTCCACTTCAGCTTTTGCTGCTGCAATATTTGCATTACGTTCAGCAATTGTGGCAAACACTTGTTTGGTTGACGCAGCAATACTCGCTTGTACAGCAACCGTTTTTGTTAAAACGGCTTTTGTCATTAAGCCAATACCTATGGCAAATGCACTGTCTGCAATTAAATTCAAATTATTTGCTAGTAACTGAATCGATCCTGATAAAGCCTGTGCTGCTCCACTTCCTTTACCAGCCTCTCCTACAAATTTAGTAATTTCATTGTTTAGGAGTGTGAGAGACTGCCCGATTGTTATATCAGTTTTAGCAAAAAGAGCATCAACTTCATCTTGGACATTTTTAAGTGCTTTAACGATTTCCTGTGAAGTAATTTTTCCTTCAGCTGCTACTGAACGCAACTCTCCTACGGTGATCCCCATGCCTTGAGCAATAGCCTTTGCTAGAGCTGGTGTTTGTTCCATAACTGAGTTGAGTTCTTCACCACGTAATGTACCGCTTGCCAAAGCCTGCCCGAATTGTACTAAAGCTGCATCAGCTGCTTCTGCACTTGCACCACTAATTGCTACAGCTTTAGAAACTGTTTCAGTTAAACGTGCTGTGTCATCCATTGTGAGGTTTAAAGTTTTGGCATTATCACTAAAACGCTGGTAGACCTGTAACACAGAATCCCAAGCCGAATAGGTTTTTTGAGCAATTCGGAAAGTGTCTTCCGTTGCTTTATTTAGTTCAACTTGATTATTAGTGACCAACTTAAGACGGTTTTGTAGTCCAGTATATGTATCCATCTTTGAAATGGCAGAACTTACTGTTACTAGCCCAGCCATATACCCAGCTAGTGCTCGCGTAGCTACAGATAAGTTGTCCATAGACTTAGATGCAAACTCACCTTTACGCTCAATACTATCCAGTTCATTGCCTAGATTGCGCGCATTTCGTTCTGCATTTTTTGCATCAATTACAATGACGAGACGTGATTCTTGTGCCATCTTACTTTCCTCTAGGCAATAAAAAGCCCACTCAATGAGTGGGTTGTTAAGGTTGATTTTTGGGTTAGTGTTTTTGCTTAAGATGCGCTCTTGTTCTCGTGATATCTCAATATGCTGGCAACCTTTTGGAACAGATAGCCCACTAAGAATCCATTTAAGATTATCCCGATACCTGTAATAACCATGATTCCTGACCATACGGTCTCGGTGCCATAATAAGTTCTTGGAACTTCAACTCGGCCAAACACAAGTATAAAAATAAATCCAGATATAATACCTAGAACAATTAACCCCCATCCGATGGCATTGCAAACTTCACTTTCTTTCATTGTTTGATATTGTGGTGTGCTCATGCTGTATCTCTTCTTTAATTACCAATTCGAATTTACTTTCTGCTGAGTTTTAATCTTTTCAGCCATATCATCCGATAGAGTATTAATCTTACTAATAATCAGTGGTGTGGACTTCCTACTTTCAGTTATAGGGTAATTTTGTGCAGGCATCATTATTCCAGCACTCATGTGCGATGGAGCGCTATAGGTTAAACCATCATAACCCACGCGCATTTTCCCATCCTTAGTGTCCACTCTTACAGTAAAATCAACACGTTCGTTTCCTGTCATTGCCAAGCACTCCATGCCCGAACAAGGATATCGCATATTGCCCTTTCCAATGATAGTGCCTGATGCCTTATCTTCATATTGAATTACTGCGTTAGCAGAAGCAAAAGCTACAGCGAACCATTGTCTAGCGCCATCATAAATCTGTGCTTGGTTTAATCCATCAATTTGATAAACCTTTTCAAATTTTACAGGCTCTGAGGGTTGTTGGGGAGTTGTCGCACACCCCGCTAAGCCCAATCCAAGAAATCCCGCTAATAAAATCTTTTTCATAATGTAATCCATTTGTTATTAATCTCACACAATTTAACAAATGGACAAAATAATGTCATCAAGAACTTAAAAAGGAAGATTCTCTACTAGTCCATGTGGTCAAGCCAAAATACATCCTCAAAATTTTTACATACACCTACTTTTTTGAGTTCTTTATATATAAGTAAGGCTGTATCGATCTTGACAGAATGTCCCTGCTCGGCTCTTGTCACATAGTTTGATAGAACTCTGCTACCACTAACAAAACCACACCGCTTTGATAGCTCATAAACCGTTAAGCCTGCTTTTTCACGCAAACAAGCAACATTATTCTTTACTTCCATTGCTGCACCACAAGTTAAATTTTAGAATATTGTAGCACAATAAAAGATAATTACTATTTTTTGTGTTAGCACAACAAAAAGAATTGACACAATAAAAGATATTAAATAAGATGACTTCATCAAGGCTAAAAGCCATGAAAAAGAAAACCCCTTGCAGACGTCGAAATCAGGCAAGGGGTTTATGTCTAAACCAATGGAGATTTAAGACATGTCTAATATAGCACAAATCAACGATACCAAAATATCAATTGTTAACTTCAAATCTGTTCCAGTTGTTACTACAGCAATGCTTGCTGATTTCTATGGAACCGATACAGACAACATCAAACAAAACTATTCTCGAAATAAAGAGCGGTTTGTAGAAGGTAAACACTTCTTCAAAATTATTGGTGAAGAATTGAAAAAATTTGTAGGTGACTTAAAGTCACTTGCAAATTTCCCTGCAATTTCAAATAAAACTCGATCCCTTATCTTATGGACAGAACGCGGTGCTGCACGTCATGCCAAGATGTTAGACACAGACCAAGCATGGGAAGTTTTCGAGCAACTTGAGGATTGCTATTTTGTCCGTAAAGAGATTTTAGCCAAAACCCACAAATCAGAACGTGAACCCCTAACCAATGCTGTAAATCTTCTTGTAGCTAAAACTAAGCATTTGAATTACAGCGATGCTTATAAATTAGTTCATCAGCGTTTCAATGTTCAGCATATTGATGAAATTCCATACGATGTAATACCTGTGGCTGTGGAGTATGTTCACCACTTAATTGCTATGTACAGCAAGGCTGAAAAACAAGGTTCTTTATTTGATGAAGATCAATTTAAGCTGCTCAAGAACCTAATTGATGCAATTATTTCCCAAAACTTTGCGACTAGTCGAATCTATCGAGCAGTACATATGCTTAACAACGAGCAAGGACACTACTTAGCTGAATATGCTTTTAAAACTAATATTGCAGTTCTAAAACTTACTCGGGCAATGGATTTAAGAGGGCCACTTAATAGAAAAATCATTAGTGATGATTTAAAAACCATAAGCTACACAACAGGCAATCAACATTATAGCGACCGTTGGTTTCATCCATTGATGGAATCGGGAATGCTAGCTGGTGCTTTGCGAATTTCTGGTGGTTGGTAGTCTTCTAACAAAAAAGCCCTTCGGGGCTTTTCTCTACATAAAAACACCCTCATATTTGAGGGTAATTTAACAAGTGGTTAATAATGGCGCAATAAAAAACCATCTTCTGGTGGTTTAGACAGCTTCATCAACAATGTTATCCACTTTGTCTTCTTTTGGAAAGAAAAGCTTATGGTTGGTATTTCGGTTTTCTGCCATGAATTTTCTTGCAGTCATGTCTTTAAATTCATATGCCGACCAGACTAAACCTGCATAGAAGTCTATAAATTGTAGCTCAAGGCACTTTGAGCTATCCATTGGCATAATATTGCATGACTGGTTAACAATTTGGTTTTCAATGCCACACTCTAAAACCATCTGTTTTAAATACTCACCCATATTCCATTTCAACGAAACCCGCTCACTTCTTCTGTCAGGCATAAAATCTACATATTTATGCTTGCAGATAGTCCCAAGAAGTAAAAGTTTCACCATATAATTATAGAAAGCATTTGGGTCGTTCTTGAATCTTGCATTAACAAATTCTTTATTTGCTGTAATTGAGCGAAGTTGTATATCTGGATGGTCTTTGATAAGTTTCGCAGTCAATTTGACGAATATTTCTTTATCTTTTAGATTCAAATCAACTGATTTTAATTCATTTTTTAAAGGTCTTTTTCTTTTTTCATATAATGCTCTTACAATACGCTGAACATACTTAACCTTATTCTCAGGCAAACAGATTGCTGCTAACGTAAGCATTCGACTGGAACCACCCTTTTGATAAGGCTTTTCCATATTCCAACCTAAATCACCACTTTCATCCAAGTATATAAATGTTCGCATATTTTATTATCAAGCATTAAAAAGCCCCTAAGAAACTTAGAGGCTAGAATTCGGTGCGGCACCTAGAGGCAACGTATTTACAATACGTTTACGATTATCGCAGTGTTTATCGTACCTCAATCTAGGCGTGGTGTATTTATACCGCGCTGCGACTACATTGATAGAATATTTGATAATGACATTCCTGTCAATACAGAATCGCCTAGTCAATGTCAACCACTTGACCGTATTATGTTACATCAATCGCGTTACATCCCGTCGCTTGTTCACAGTTAAGTATCGCACGTCAGCATTTAAGTCTTCGTCGCTCGTTGCGTCGCCTTCTTATGGCACTCCTCCAAAAACAAATTATCCAACGCAAAAATACAGTCATTAAAAATATGAGCAGCCACTGGCAAATCATTATGCTCAGCATAAACATTGATTGCATGCTGGTCTAAAGATAACGGGATACCCTGCTCATATCGTCTGGATCTGGCAATAGTACTAAATGCTGAAAGAATGGATTCAGCCGCATACGAATATTCTGGTGGATCCGGAATACGACCACCTAAGAATTTGATTTGTTCGATTTCATGCGGCGTTTTCGACGCATACGTTTTTTGGTATTTGTAGAGCTCGACGACTTTCCCAGAATTAAAGCCTTATCCTTGTCGGCTTCTTCCTGAATCCTCTGAGCCTGTTCTTTAATGAATAGCCAGATTGAAATACCAATATCACCAAGATTAAGAAGCTTTGAGGCATTCTCAGGTGTATATGGCTTTTCAGACTCAACAGTTTTACCGTCTACGATTTCGGCAAATACCACACCTTTCCAGTCTTCAATTAAGTGGGCAGCACACGCATCCATTAACAATTCATGGTAAAGCTTGGCATTTTCATCTTTGACCATCACATCATAGCCTTTGGATGAAATCTGATTTCCGGCTCGTTCAATTGCTACCTGAAAAGGTTTATAGGCGATACCACGGACTTTGAACTCTGCCTGTACTTCGCCATCAACCCCCTTGTATTCACACCATTTTGATACGTCCGAGCTTTTAATAATTCCGACTTTTAAAGCCATAACAACCTCTGAAATTTTAGAAATAAAAAAGCCCATGGGATTCCATAGGCTTTGTTACTGAATAAGTTGATTACACAAGAGCACGTACAATTGTTGGCGCTGTACGAACTTGGGCAAAGTTGATATCTACAGTAATGATGTCATCACCACCACCATCCGGGTGATTGGCTTCCATGACTTCCAATTGCGGGAAGTTGAACGAATATTTACTTCCTTTGCTGTCTCTGATGTCGAAGGTCAGTGTAAACACATCACGGGTTTTGATTGCATCAATCCAACCAGCAGCTGTGGCCGAGAACATGAATGAAGCATTCGCTTCGATATCCATCATCTTCTCTAAATAAAACTCTGGAGTGTATTTACCAGATCCGATACAACGGATTGCTTCAAGGTTATTGTTAATAGAAATGGTCAAAGACTGTAGACATGCTTTGCCTTGAATTGACTGGCCGTTTACAAGCAAGTTTTCCACGTTTGGCATACTGACCAGTGGACGTGTTGAAGCTGCAATCGGATTTACAACAGGGTTGACTTGCTGTCTAGTAAATGAGCTACCTACAAGACCAAAGTTACCAGTGATCTTTCCTGTAGTCTGGATAGTAATTTCACCAGAATTGACCTGAACTCCACGGTAAATAAACACCTGCCCAATATCTTCAAAAACTTTAACTAACGTTAATGATTTTCGAACAGCACCGCCAATTGTTAAGCTGTTTGTCGCCCAGTTATTGAATGCTAAAGCACTTAAGAACAAATCAAAGGTACCAAGTGATAATTCAAACTCTAACTGACCTGCTACTTCTGCTTCAGTAACTACCCCACCTTGGCGAAAACGTGAATCAACCACTTCACTGCTTTCTTCAGTAGAAACATTTTCAGATAAACCATCACTTACACGGCGAACTGTGTACCAGATCGGGTTTGCTGGAGTTGTTCCTAAAACTGCTTCTTCACAAGCATATAATCGAATTTTTGCGCCTGAACTCATTTATGGTTCTCCAAAATTTAGGCAATAAAAAACCCGCTAAAATAGCGGGTTATTAAAGTGTTTCATCGGTATCTGAGATTTCTGGCGGTTCCACGCCATTCATGGCTGCAGCAACTGCCTCGGATAAGTTTGTAGGTTGGAAATCAAAAGGTGTTTCAGTTGTAGGCGGCTCAGGCTCTGGTTCAGGCTCTTCATGCAAGCGAATGTCAATCCAGCGACCTTCTGGAATATCTATAGGTAATTCCAAGTCTGCAACAACTGCAGCAAGTTCAAAATCAAACTTACGTTTAAAAGTCTTAATAGATAGATCACCGTTTTCCAATGTGTCATACACCACAGCTACGATCGTGTTTCCATTTGCGTCTTTGGGTACTTCGATGTACCAACCTTCTTGGGCAAAGCCTAAAGAGCCTTTAAGTAAATAATCGCCTACATCAACTTTCTTAAATTCAATCGGCTGTTTTTCTGCATCACTATTGAGTTCGATATGGTCGTTAAACAACTTAACTACTGGTGAGGCTGATTTTAAGAATCCGTTTGCATCAACTGATGTATTGAAGCTGGTCTTTAAATGCCCCCATGTAGACCAAGCATCAGATCCCGCACCATAACGGTAAGACATTTGATGACCAGAGACACCTTTGAAGAATTGCCATGAATAAGTACCGATTGAATCATTGGCGTGATAGCCCATCAATGTCCCATAACGCATAGGCATATAGAGAGAGTTTGCTGTACTCCCGCCTTGCCAGTCACCATGTGAAATGTTGGCAAATCTATTAAGCCCTAAAACAGACACCCAATCGGAAACAAGTGTCTTATTAAAAAGCGAAGCAACCGCATTTGCTGAATATCCCAATGCACCAGCATCACCCAGACCTAATGCAACTTTCGCACTAATTGCGGAGTTTGCACCCGTTCCCCCTTGTGCTATTGAAAGTGGAGTAGTTAAACCTTTCATTTCAGTAATGTCAGTATTCACCCCTTTTTCAGCAGCTCCTAGATTTGATCGAGCTTCTGCTGCAGTGATTGCCCCTGTACCACCTTGAGAGATTGCTGCAGTTCCTTGAACTTGTGAAAAGTTAGGATTTAAATTAGGAATGCCGGAAGCGAATGGCAGCATAAATTGCCGCTTGCCCTGAGCTGAGTTATAAGGGAATGGCCGATGATCCCAACTAAATTTAAAAACAAGATTTGCCATTATGCTGTTACCCCATCAATCACTTGGAAAATCAAAGTATCTGTATGCTGGGTAACTCCATTCACGACAGCCTTAATATCCATCTGGCACAGACCTAAAGGCCAAGCAGCTGTGCTTGCTCCAGATTTCACATTAAGCCAACCCTTTTGTGTGCTCTGGCTTAAAGCTGCACAAGTCAAAGTTGCAACCACTGTTCCATCCACCAACGATTTAACTTGCGATGTAAACGTGTAGCCTGTTAGATCGATGGCACGGCGAACATCATCAGGTGGATACTGCAGGGTTTCATCCATATCAACCAGCTGCAAGTTCAAGTTGAATGTGTCACCACGCTTAAAAACAAAATTGCTCATAAGTGATTCCTATAGACATAAAAAAACCACCGATGAGGTGGTAGTGAAAGATTGGTTTGTTATGTGCTTTAGTTAACTAAAAAACTTATTGATACATTGTATTGAATGAAGTCAGCATCTTTACCCGCATAAATAGATTGGCCATTCAAACATTCTAAGTGTTCGATTGTGAAATATTCAAAATGAGCAAGTAATGCATCACTCAATTTTGTGATTTCAATTATTCCTGAATTGGGACGTGCAAAGCATTGAATCATGATATTACCGGTACGGCGAGTACATGGCTTATCTGCAATGCCAGAAGTAAAACTGGGACCACCTGCAATCGTTAAGCGGCACCAAACACCATCTTTAGGTACATTAAAGCCTGGTAAATTTGGATACTGGATTCTGTCTTGCGTAATACCTGTAAAGCTTTGCATGCGATCAATAATAGCTTGCCTTGTCTGCTCTAAAGTCATTGTCATTTTAGCCACCGTACTTTTGAGAAATAAAATTAAACGTGAGGCCATAAATACCTTGCGGCGCTTGATCAGACCAACCGTTTTCTAAGCGCTCAGCATAAGGCTGGTTATTCTGTATGTAGACCAAATTGCCCAATTTAATCTTTACAGCTTGAATAGCAGCATCTTGAATTGGGTTAGTTTCAGGTCCACGTATGTCATAGTCACCAGATCCAACCGAAACAATATGTGAAGCACGGTATGCTCCAGTATCAACAGGACTTGAAACCACTAAAGACTGAACAGCATCCATTGTAATTTTCTTTACCTTTTCCTCTGCTGTTTTAGCCACATCAAAACTAAATTCAGTTGGCTTTTTCCCCTTCCATCCCATGATTTACCTCACTAGCTTCGAACATTTCAAATAGGTCTTGAGCGATTGCCTGAATTGAATAAGCTTCAAATTCCACACTAGGCTCTCGCTCACCCATTCTCCGTTTTACTATTTGCCAAATATGAACAGCTTCATGTAAAAGCAATCCATAAACTTGAATTTGATCTTTATCCGCCGTATCACCAATTTGGGCGATTGCATATGCACCATCAGAAAAAGTACTAACTTGTGCATCCGATCCCATATCCAAAAATTGATCGGCTTTATCCATATCTTCAAATAACAAATCCATGTGAAGCTGATTTCTAGCAAGTGCATATTTGACATGTTGAAACGGTGAAATGTACCACTCAGGCACATAATCAGTATTAACCATTCTTACTCCTAATTTGCGCCCATAAAAAAACCTACATTTTATGTAGGTTTTTTGGCCTTATATTAGATTACCAGCTAAATTTGGATTCGAATCGTGTCAGTAAGTATATCCAAATCCTCCAAATCTTTTGTAAGTTTATTAAAACCATCAATATATTGTCCTTCAAATTCATCAAATTTTTCTTGATATCTTTCTTTAAACTCCTTATCACTTTCGTTTATATATTCGAAATTATAAATGTCCGGATTGTTAATTTTAATTTTAGCTGAATACATATTTATTAAACATGCGGAACAAATTTCTATATCCCTTCCAATTTGATCAGCAAAGGAGCAGAAAGTAATTGTAGATTTATTTCTTTTTCTTAATCTATTTTTAATTAAATTTACTTGAAATATTTTTTCCCAAAGAGAGATAGTTAATCTGTCTTCAAGCCCCTTTTTATTTTCAGAAAAATTAAAACATATTTCACTTTGAATATCTGATATTTCATTTCTGATAAGCATTAAACGCTCGTAGAGTTCAATACCACCTTTTTCAATTTCAACTTCAATATGTTGTTCTCGCCAATTACTAAATAATACAAAAGCAGCAACTGGCGCTAAAAAAGCAGCCGCAAGTGTTAAAGCATCTTTTAAAACATCATAAGCTGTGTCAAGGTTAAAACTAAAATTGAAGATTGGATATTTACTTTTAAGAAAAAAAGCAATAACTAAATACCAAAAAATACCTGCAAATATCCAAAATCCAATTACTTTAAATTTTTCATTTAATGATTTTTTAGTCATACATCCCCCTACTTTAGAAGGATATTAGACCAAGTATTTAAACCTTCCTCAACTGACATTTCCAGATTGTACTGGCAGGATCCTGTTGAATATGAATTACCCGGAATGAGCCTAAGGCTGTTAACCACTCATCATCAATCTTTGGCTCTTTGGTAACTTCATTCTGCAGCACTGTAGCCTTTTTATCTGTGGCCAGTACTCCAAGCGTCTGAATCTCATATTGACTGTATGAGCCAAACAGAACGCCACGACCAGAATAGTTTTCTTTAACTTCGACATAAGTTTCAGTTTTAGGATCCCAATCTTTTCTTGAGATCCGGTCACAAGTAAATGAATGAACGGCGTCCGCTAAATCATCATTAAATGCTTCAGCAATATCTGCCTGAATTTCTTCACGTAAGCCCATTTAAATTTTCCTGACAAAAAATACAGCTTTTCGTTTGCTGTAAGGCTTAATCAAATCAAGAATGAATTGTTCGATTGCACTAAGCTTTACTGATCCGTCCTGATATTCCTTTTCGGTCTCAACCGTATCAGCTTTGACCTTCTTACGTTTTAGTGCCTGTTCCTGCCCTTGATATAGATCACCTTTCATAATGCCCTTGATGATTTGATAGGAGGCCGTTTTTAAAGGTTCAGGTACTTGGGTAGCATCTTCATAAGGCTTAACGTTACGTGCTAATAGATATGCTTCGGCCATTTGGAGGTATTGAGCCTTATCACTGGCAGATAAAGCATCAAAGCCTTCAACATGTTCTATCGCTTCTTGTTCAGTGATAAAGCTCATGGTTTATTCCTTTGGAATTAATGCTAAAAGTTCTTCTTTTTTAGCGCCTGCTTCAAATGCAATGCCTTTTTCAGTCAAGACCGCACGCAACTCATCTACTTTGAGGCCTGCATAGTTAATTGGTTGCGGTTGAGTATCACTGGGCTTTTGGCCATCTTCAGGAGTTTGACCACCTTCACCTACTTCCAGTTCAGCAATACGTGCTTTCATTGCCTCAGGATCATTTTGAAAGGCAATAAATTCACCTTTTACAGTTGCCAGTTGTTCTTCGAGCTCAGCAATTTTTGTTTCTGTCATTTGTTGTCTTTCCCGTGCACGGTTAAATGATGAAAGTCCCATTTATGGATCTCCAAATAGTTAAGGCGGTATTACCCGCCTTTTTGTTATTTGATCTTGTGCTTGAATGCCACAATACGGATCTGTTTAGGATCGTAGACACGTTCCCAGTTTGCAGCTGTTGCTAGACCAGCGTTATTAGGAGCAATACCTGTATCGCCTGCCCACTTAATGCCGCGAGGATGTAGCACAAAGTGACGGCGGTTAATAAGAATGTCAGTACCCGCTAAACTATCACGGTCAGTCTCTACACCAACCGGTGCTCCAATATCTTGGAAACCAATCGCACCTTGGCCAAACAAGAAAGAGGTAAAGACATCACCTTCAACCGGCATACCATCATCAACGATCACACGACGGTCCATAAAGGTTTTGTAGAGAACCACACCATCAGCATCTCGAACAGTTTCGATTAAGCCTTGCTTAGCTAAAGCCGCCATGGTTGCCGAGTGCATTGCAATTGCCGTTAATTTATCTACGGCATCACCCAACTTATAAGAAGCATCAACAAAAGATACCCCATCAATTACAGCTGCAGCTCCAGTTCCAGCCGAAATATCATGGGTATTACCTGCCATGCTGGCCGCCCCGAATACACCTTTAAGGGTATTTACGGTAAAACCTTGAAACTCACGCGACCAGTAATCTGCCACCAGATCACCAACCGCACCAAGTGGATCGTCACCAGATAATGCTTTAGCCAAATCATTAGCGCCCCATGCTTTACCACGTGCATGAAGAATCGCAATGTCCTTGCCTGAAGTGATGTTATTTACAGATAAAGGTTTTGAATCTGAAAGTACTTCTGACTCACCGCTTAAATCATTCCAGAATGGGATATTTACTGTAGTACCACCCTCTGTTCCGAAAGCTACATCTACATCTAAATCTCCAACAATGCCAGACTGCCATAATGCAGACTTTTCGGCAGTTTTATTTAATACGTACGGAGTGAATAACTCGGGTACGATTACATCAGCAATTTTTGTGTCGCCCATTAGGCTTTACTCCTTAAAGTTTAATACCGTGTTTTGCCGCTAGCTCTTTAGCTAGTTGCGGATTTTCATTACGTAATTGCGCCAATTTGGTCATATTTACCGAGCCATCTGCTTTGAGAATGTCTGGCTGACCTTTTGAATTGTTACTACCTGGTGCGCCCATACCATTTGGTTTTGGCCAGAAATACGGTTTTTGCTCACGTAGAGACTCAACCCACTCTTTTGGAGTCATCGGAGTCTGACCGTCTTTACCAATCACCACTTCGCCGTTTTCATCAACTGCCACAGCTTTGCCGTTTTCATCTAATGCGAACTTTGACTGAGCTAAAAAGGCGATATCAGGAGTCGCTTCTGGCAATGCTTCAAGTTCAATAGCAGCCTGTACAATTTGGCTCTGAATCACTGATTGCTTGAACTTTTGTGCATAAGCTTCGGCTTTATCAGCACGTTCTTTTTCAGCCTTCAGTAACTTTTCATGTTCTTCACGCATCTTCTCGGTACGCTTCTGAATCACTTCGTTAACCTTGCCTTCCGCGATTAATTTGGCTTCTTCGTCTTGGTCAATTTGAGCAAAGACTTTCTTAACAATTTCAGGATCTATTCCTTCAAATTGTTTCTGAAGTTTTTGAAGTTCCAATTTTGCATTCTTAGCAGCATCTCGCTCGCTTTGAAGTGCAGATTTCAAACCTTTTGGATCTTCATAGCCTTCTAAATCAAGGCGAAACTTCCCGTTTTCCTCGACATATAAAGCTCGGTGTTCTTCTTTGATTGCATCAAGTGAATCAACAATAAATGGCAATGACATGTTCAAACCTCTCGTTTGATTTGGGTAAAGCCTTATCTCAAGGCATTAAAAAAGCACCCGAAGGTGCTAAGGTTAAAAATTAAGTTCTAATTGATGAGTGCAATTGCTTTTAATCTTTCAAAAGTAAAACCATAAATTGCCATGGCTCTTGAAATCTTAATTTGAAGAAATGGCACCAGAATTAATTTTGTGCTCAGAATATATTGAGCATCTGACATAGTGAATTGCTTTTCAGACATTTGTAATACCTTTCGCTACATTTCCTTTGTTTGATTTGGCCTTGGAGCATCACTCACTAAGCGAACACCATGAGCACCATATGCTTCAAAAGTTACAGTAATTGTTGCGGGTCCATTTAAGGCATCAGAATTCATCTGTACTGCTCTTTGTCCAGCTAGAGGTTGTCCAGTTTCTTCATCACAAATAACCAGATAACCTTTCAAAGTAGGGTGACGCTTTAGCACTAAATGTCTTGACTCACTCATAAGCCCAACTCCTTAAAGGTTTGCTCATCCAACTTTCGAAGTTGGTCCAATGTGTATAACCGCCCCTCTGGATCGAAGAACTTATCAAAATCAAATTTCCCTTCTTTATAAAGTTTGTACCTCTTTGGCCCTAGCCACTCTTTTTGGAAGAAGTTATCTGTCTTCATGAAGAACTCTTTGAATGTGGTGTTTGCATCCAATTGCCCTATTAATTGGCTGCGCTCATCTTTCGGGATGTCTTTAACTCTACGTTCGTCCATTACAAATGGCCGTTCACCGATAAGTTGACCATCTTTTTTAACTGGTACTAGTTCGCTGCGACAATTAGGATGCAACGGCGGTACACGTTTTGCCGGATCATCAATCCTCCAGACAGTACCGTCTAAATGAGCACAAAGCTTAGATGTTCTTCCATCCAATACACTAATAAAACGAACATACTCAAAACCTAACTGCTTGAAAGTATCTAAATACGTTTGATTAGCAACATGACTACGAAC